CTGTCGATGGAGTAGATGTCCTCGTCAGCAGCGTCATAGTGAGTACCAGACACCATGTTCGTGTTACCAGTCGTAACTCGGTCCAGAGACTCGAAGTTGTTTCCAGCAGCGGTCGTGACGTCCGTGAGGAGCATCTTGTTGACCATCTCAGCGTGGTGCTTACCCATCTCTTCCTTCATGACTGCTCGGATGTCTCCGAGGCCGTCGTCCTTGTCGGCGAGGAAGATTGCGGTCTCCGACATGTCGAAGGTGTGTGCAATCGTCTTGGGCTTTGCAGCAACGTGCTGGAAGACAGGCTTCACTGTTTCAGGAAGAGTGCCGTTCTCTGCTACGCCGCCGTGGAGTGCTCCGCCGTTGGGCTTACCGGTGATGACTCTCCATCCCGACCTGTCCCAAGGCCTCTTTGGTAGGATGCTGAAGGCGTTGAACTCTTGGTTCAACTGCGACCAGACCTTGCGCCCGTAGATTGCTTGGTATGTACCAGCAGTCGTGGACAGCATAGGGCTGTCGGCCTTGAGCAACTCGCTACCGGAGTAGGAGTATCCCATTGCGTTTCCAGCGCCGTAGTAGTAGCGCTCCATGTCTGTTATCGTTCGTACGTAATCTCGTGCCATTCATAATCACCTCTGTTGCTTATTCAGGCCCCCCTGAAGGCCTTTGTTGCGAGGTTGTGCACCTCGTCCCACGACATTGACGCTAGGTCAGCAGTGGAGGGAACATCTACGGATGGAACAGCAGCGGACTTGGTGATTGTCTCACCGGATTCTGCTGGAGCACTGATAGCCTCGACGCGCTCTGCTAGAGAGGCGATGGACTTCTGTATCTCGTCAAGTGGACCGCGTGCGTCGAACTCTAGGGCCGCAGCCTTGGTGATTTCAGCACTGCGCTCTGACTCGTAGCGGGATGAGAACTCCCCTTCTAGGGATTTCTTCAACTCTGCCTCGAGCATAGCGGCCTTGTATACCTCGTATGCGGCTTCCACGTCAGCGGAGGAAACAGCGTCTGGGGTCAGGTAGTCGGATTTTGCGACTTTGGACTTCTTGCCCTTGCCACCAGCGCCGAACTCGGCCTTGGGGACTTCTGGCTTGCCGTCTTCAGTTTCTCTACCGGGTGCTTGCCCACCGAAGTAGGAGCCACCGTCTCCGATAACTTTGGGGTCTGAGCCTAGGTTGCCTTTTGCCACATCGTCGAAGTGGGTTCGAGCACCTGTTATGTCCACACCAGCGGACTTGAGGGTGTTCTCCATCCAATCGAGATATTCTGAGGAGATGACATCAGAGTACTCTTCGGACTTTTCAACGTCCTCGGTTTTCTTCTTGTCATCTTTCTCTTCTTTCTTGTCGTCCTTCTTGTCTTCCATGTGCTCTTTGAGTCCAGCAGGCATGCCTTTCTCAAATGCATCTAGACGACCTTCTAGACGTGAAAGAACGTCTGTCATTTGCGTCATTACGTCGTTGTCTTCTGTCATTTTTGTCACCTTGTTTTGTTTTTTATCTTCTTTAAGAATCTTGAACGTCGCTTCTGGATTAATGCCTCGTTCGCAGATTGTAATCTCATGTAGTTCTAACTTGCTGATTTCTTGGTAGTCTCCATGCTCGGGGTCCGACTTCCTCACTCTTTTGAATGCCTGACCACCGATGCTGAATCCACGAAGGGCTCCCTTCCTGATTTCCGCAGCGACTTCCTTTGCTTTCTCGATGTCGTCTCGCAGTGATACTACCACGAACATCCCGACATCGTCAACCTCGCTTTTCCAGAACCTCCCTTCGTTATCAGTGTATGATGGTATTACTTCCCCGACTTGTATGTTTGAATGCGCTAGTTGCACGTTTCTGAACTTCGGGTCCTCCATGTATTTCTTGAATGCGTCTTTGAGTGCTTGCTTGGTTATTTTGTCGCCTTGTTTGTCTACCACTTCGACGCTGGCATATCCAGCGACGACGAGGTCACCACCCTTGAGCAACCGAAGATTTGACTCCCCTGTTGCACGTAGTGGTTGTGACAACACATATCACACTTGGTCTTGTCATACTACATATATGAAGCGGCAATGTATTATTCCTGCTCTGGATTAGTTTTATGTTCAGAATCGCTTGACTTAGAGCCTTTCTTCCTTCTCCTGAGTTCTCTCGCCTTCGGATACTCCTCTTCCGGGTCCTCCTCCGGTCTCTCCTTCATGTCCCAGTCGGGGAGCGACATCTCCGAGGTCAGTCTCGTTGGACCCCTAGGGCTCTCTGTCCCTCCGCCCAAGTCGATGCCCAGACCCTTGGCCCCTGTGGTGTTGAACATCTGCTCCTTCTCGAGCACGTCGAGAGCCCTCTCGAGGACCTCCAGCGCCTTCTTCATCTTGGGTTTGAGTAGGATGTTCTTGTCTCCGGGCTTGATTATACCTGCGCTCTCGCCCTCCACCTTGCGCCTGTGGTGCTCCTGCTGCTCCTCTGATGGGGTTACTTCGCTCTCAGTTTCTTTCTGACGCTCAATCTTGCCCTTCAGCATCATGCTGGCGACCTCTCCCCAGAAGGGCTTGAGGCTCTCGGATAGTTCTATGCTGTAAGTATCCATGCCCATGTCAGAGAGCGGAGTTGTCGGTGAGTGAACCCAATGGCCTAGGCTGCTCTTCTCGAGTGTGTAGGTGACTTGGCTCTCCGTGGGGAGGGTGACGACTATCGCTCTGTCCTCTATGTCTATACCGTGTGCGAGGTGGACTGGTGGGAAACTCTTGGCGAGCAGTGACAGAGTCTCCATCGACACGCTGGACTCGCCCTCTCCCTCGCCGACCAACTTCGACGGGTTGATTGTGAATATGTCACGACCCCCCTTCTTCTCCCTCTTGATGCCTGAGAACCTCACGCGTACTATGTCACCCTCCTCGAAGGGCTTCGGGCTCGAGACCGTGCCAGCGTCGAGATACACCTTGCCGTCGTGGTCGACCGCTCTGTCATCGAGACCGTCCCCATCCAGCAGCGGACCTGCGCCGAGCCTGTATGTGTAGGGACCATTGCCCCTCCTGTCAAGCACGATGAGGTTGATGTCCCTGTTGGGTCTCAGCACCACCCACTTGGGATGTCTCCTCTCACCGCGCATGTATGTGCTCTTGCCGTCTCTGAGAAGGAGGGTCCTGTGCTCGGACTGCAATGTCTTGACTGCATCCTCCAGACCCTCCTCGTCGGTGAAGCGGGTGTCATGGGGGCCTGATAGCAGCACCTGCTCGTGGCTGTCGTACTGGCCTCTGAGAACCTTGAACCTCTCTCTGACGTTCATATCCATGATGTCGGTGCCGTCATAGTGCAGTATGTCTATGATATGGAGTGTGTCCTTGCCGAGGATGCCGTCCAAGGTGCAGTCCTTCTCGCCGAGATTCTTGACGCCGCTCTTGGCCCAGTCGGGTATGGCCCTCTGACCGCCGTCCTCGTCGAACGCCTTCACCCTGTTCTTCTTCTTGGTCAGGACTATCCTGTCGCCGTCGTACCACTTGGAGACGACCCAACTGCCTGTGAAGCCCCTGAGTTCATCCAAGTCCCTGAGCCTGAAGATGCGATGCATGGGGCGGATGGGTGGAATCCACTCCGGTGAAGAGTCGGCCTTGACGATGAGGTCGGGATTGAGCAGGTATGTGGCATACAGTCCAGCGTCCTCTATGCTCTTGCCGACGTTCGGGTCCTGAGTCATTGGAACACCGGTGGCTCCACCTCTGAGTCCGGGTGGCTCGAACTCGGGAATCGGGTAGAAGTCGTCCATGCCGTTTCTGATATAGGAGTCAGCGACATCTGGTCCTAGAGCCGCTGATATCATGTGCTGGGGAACTGATGAGAGCCGCTGGTCGAATGTCTCGGTCCCGACCTCCGGCGTGTCTCCGAACTCGAAGCCGTGCGTGGGACGCACAGGGTGACCGAACAGCATGTTGTTGGAGGCGCTTGTGAAGTAATGCATCATACTCGCTCCACCTGCGCCGAAGGGCATTGCCGGTTGGGCGTTGAATGAAATTCTCTGGGTGTCGAACTTCGTGCTCTCATCAGCGCCGGCGTCATTGCTCGGGTCGTACACCACCAAGTCACGCAGGTTGTGGAGGGTCTGGTTGTGCTTGTTTGTCATCTTGCCCCTCCTGTACAATTCCTTCTGACCGGTTCTCATGAAAGAGGTGTTTTTCGTCTCTTTGTCCACCGGCGCTTGAATCCTGCTGAGGCCGAAGGCGGCATGCTGCTCCTTCCTGTCTCTGTTGAAGATTCCTTGGACGGCCTCGCTGTGACCGTGCAGTTGTCTGCCGTACCCCAAGTCGCCGCGCATCTGGGATATGCTGTCGCCGATTGCCTCCAGTGCCTGCTTGGGGTTGGACGCGTCCACATCGACCCCGACTTTTCTGGCCAGCCTCTCGAGCACCATGCTCGCCCTGTCTGCCCTGTTCTCCTCGAGGTGCCGCGCTGCTCTGCTGTGGAGGGC